ATCATATCGCGATTCTCGATACGCAATATTGTTGCTTTTTTCTTTTTGTCCTTTTCTGATTTAGAAATAGGATCTACGGCCTCTAACTGTGGGTAGGGTTCTCGTGATAAGATTTTGTTTACCACGATCTTTACAAACTTGGGAACGATAGGTACTGGCGTATAATCCAGTGTTAAAAGAGTTCCGTCCCCGTTGTTAGGATCTAAAGAATTTAATATCTGTCTGTAGATTGAAGTGTCCTGTGTTCCTTGCGCGTAGTCTCTACAGCGTTCCATCTCGCTGTTTCTTCTTCCGTATAAAGAATTCTGATAGTCACTACCAACCCATTGAGCATACATAGCCTTAGCATATTGAAGGCCATACGAAAGACTCATTTTTTCCGGCGTTGATGCCAACGGATCAGGAAAAGACGATTGTCCTGTTTTATATTGATTATCCATACTCAGAATTGCTGCTATGCAAATATACCTCTTATTATTTACGCAAAATTATCTGACCCTTCCTGAAGAATTGCTTCTTGTTGAAATCTACTTTAGGCTTCTCGATCTTATGTCCTTGCGCTGCGAGCAATGCAAGTCCACTTGAAATTGAAAGGTCATATTTAGTACGATCGTCAATCTTGAAATTAATCCAGTCTTCAAGAGTTCTTTCAAAATACATTTTACCGTACTCTAATGTTTCTTCATTTAATCCGACGTGTGAGTGTATATATGCTTCAATCGCTTGAGCATGTGCTTGTATAACATCTTGTGAGTTTGATGGTATACCTTTTGTTTTAGTTTTTATTCCAGTTCTTGAGCCAAGATGCTGAGGCCGGTCTAACAAGAAGTGATCGTAACCCCTTGATTCAAAGTATCTTGCGATTCCGTATTTGTTATTCTCAATAAGTACAGGGTAGCCATAGAACTTAGAGGCCATCAAAACATCTTCATAGAAAATCTTTGCAAGAGGAGGACGTGAAGCATACTCCGCTACAAACATATTTGAAGGATATTTCATGTTGAATTTATTATAGAAATGACAGGCTCCTTTAGAACCTCTTCCATCAACAGTGGCGTCAAGATCATAACTATCCACTCCTGCACATCCGAGCCATTCGTTCTCTGCACGCTGTTTGTTTCTTAGATCAACAGGTGGCATCCAAGACACTCTCCAACGTCCAAGAGCATCTGGTTTGAAGATCACTTCACTATCTTGCACTCCATCTTTCCAACCGAAGTTTCCGCGTATTACTGGCGACGGATACAAATCTTCGTTATATTCTATCTGCTCGTAAATCTTCTGTACATTAAACAGAGATGCTTTAGCACTATCCCTGAATGCCTCTGCTTCTGTGAAAGGAAACTGACGAATGACCTCGTTAAGTTCGTAAGAATCTCCGGCAAGACCTTTGCGTTCGTTCTTTAAGTAGGTCTTTGAACCTATGCTTATATACTCACCCTCCAATCCGATCATTGGTTTCTCCGGGTCTTCAATAACAGGCATGCCATAAGAATCAAAGAACCCTTCAAGTGCTTCGTATGCAGGGATAAAGACACCGTATAGTCCGGTCTTTGTCCTGCCGTTATCGTTTCTTTCGTTGACGTCGCTGTAGTAATACATCTCTCTGTACTGAGATCCACCGCGATCAAGTGGGTTCACGGTACTACCGACCATTGCTTTGCCTACAATCTTTCTACCTACAAGCAAACAAGTGCGCTGTATCCTCCAGGCTTCTCGTATATCATTACCCTTCTCCCATTTACCTGCTTCATCCAAATACAGGACATGGAGTTTCTCGCCATCATAGGCGTTGTTCGTGGTGTTCTTCCAGTTAATAATTGTGTTAAGCGCTTCTCCTCTGGAAGAAGTTTTGTTCTTTTTGGTGATACGCTTTGAAGGCTCTCTAAAAGCGAGTTCCACCCTTGGGTTAGTAGTACCATCTTGAATAGGTTTAAAGAAGAAAGGCAGTGACTTATAGATCGGAACTATCTTTTTCATGAAGATGTTTTCCTGCGCATCCTTACCTGTCTTAGACATGATGCCCAGAAGTTTCTCTTTTACCTGAGTTCCTTCGTTTACCATGATTGCTGCAGACATGTTAGTGTATCCAGAACGACGACACTTCACATAGATCTGACCAATACAGCGAGGATCTGCTACACAGGCTTCAAGGTGTATGAATAGTTTCCTTTGAAAGTCGAGGTACGATGGGTATCCAATATCAATCTTACACCACTGTAAGAAAAAGTAGTGGTTACCTGTGATGTAGGTAGGTACCCCGTTGTTGTAAAACCATACTCCATTTCTTCTTCTTTTGAATTCTTCTGTAATATAAGGAGTGAACTTCTTTCGGAATGAATCTGGCATAGTCATCCATTCCTCCATGGACTTTATGTTGCGCAACTCATCCGGCAAAGGAACTCTTTCCCAACGCTGATCTGCTTTAGGTCTGTCGTGAAATAGTATGTTCTTCTTAGTTGGTTTTTTGGGAAGTTGAACCGGCAAGTCAAAGTATAGGCTTACTTCACCAGAGGTTTTGTCAGGACATATACTGACGACAATCTCTTCTTCTATCTCTACCAGTCCCGCCATAATTAGTATCCATTAGCACAAGATTCTGTACAGACGTCACAACACTCGCATACCGTAAGTACCCCATTATCAGAATCATAAGGACAAGCGTGTGTGTGGTCTGTAGATCCGCAACTACATTGACCGGTAGTGATTGTGTATTCTGACATATTTTTCATACATTAACATTAAATTAACACCAGTACTATGAAGAAAATATTTGTATTCGTAGTAGTGTGTTTACTCACATCATGTGCAAGTAGCACAGGTACAGCGGCTCAAGTCTGCGTCTTTGATGACTGTGACATCACCGCCGTACACTCACACACTACACACTGGGCATCTTATTAATAATCCCAGTAAATGAAGACTTGACTACTTGGAGTATTGCTCTGCGAATCCTCCTGAGTAGTCTTTGTCTTCTTTAAGTTCTCCACTATTTTTAAGGGTTTTGATAAGTTGTTCAAGTCTTTCTCTTTCAATGATTAGTTCTTTAGCATCAACCGCTGTTTGTTTGATGGCTTGTAATTCTGCTTTTCTTTGGGATCCACTTAGTTCTTGATCAACAGGTTTCTGAATTTCCGCAATCATATTTTCAATTGCGATCTGCATGGACTCCACCAATCTAACAGCCGTGTCAATATTATTATACTTCTTTGACTTTGCCATAAATTGATTTCAAATAAGTTCTGTATAGTTTTTCTCCGTCTACTTCCATTTCGTAGTCGGCGTTTTTTCTAATTAGCACCTTGTCTCCTGGCTCAAGTCCAAGTTCGTCTAATTTAGGAGAGGACCATTTGACGTATCCAAACTTCTCCTCTGGTTCTTCCTTCTTTGGGAGAAGGTATATCACATGGTCTCCAAATTCGTATTCTTCCTCCTCTGGCTCTTCTTGTTCTTCTGGCACGAGAAAAATCCAGTCACTAAGTAAACGAACTTCTCCAGTGTCCTTGCTTTTGAATGCATAGGCTTGAGTTGAAATAGGATCGCGATTACCGTCGTAATACACTACATAGATATCGTCATCTGGATCTATAAATTGACCACGCTTCTTTGTTTCCTCTAATTGAGTTGTCTTATCGGACAACATTAAGTGATTACCACCGAGTACAACGTGATGATGAAAATACATTGTATCTCCGACCTGAACCTCTGTCTCATACTTAGCGGGGGTGGCAACCACTTCTCCTTCCATCGTTCTATGCTCGAACTCACTGAACTTAGTGTCCAGATACATCTCCTCACCGTTGACAACAATGGTGTTCTTGGTTACATTAGGAACTCTAACTAAAAAGTGTCTTAGCGATTTCATTCTTCCTTCAGTTCACCAGACGGTTTATTATCCCAAAGATTGATAGCAATAGCCGAGCGTAACCCTTTCGTTACCTTAGATACTCTGTGGTGTGTTCCTCCTGCATCGAATATGATAAGCCTATTGAACTTTGCTTCAATACGCTCAGGCTCTTTGTCTGTACCGTGATTAAATATTTCTAAATACCCTCCTTCTATATCCATAGGTACAGGATAAAAAACAGTGCCTACCATAGGGCTGCTGATCTCACCTGTATCCTTCCATAGTGCCTCATCTTTGTCAACGTGCATGTTTAGATAATCTGATCCTGCATCAGGACCAAACTGACCTGTCCAATACTCAAATCCGCTAATGGTTACTGGTGAATGTGGAGATTTGTCAGACCACAAATACTTGATTAATCTTTTTTTTAATGAGTCCTCAGGAGAAGCCCACCATCCATCCCACCAATAGTAATTACCATTGTCTGAGAAGAATTCATCTTTGTTTACTTCAATTTCTTTTAGTAGTGTACTGTCCTGTACAAAGTCGTCGATAATAATCATCTGAAATCACAATCATGTTCAATTAAAACTGGCATATCATCTATAGTCTTCCACAGCATAGTGCCGTCTTGTTTATTATAGATGTATACAAGATAACGACGAATTCCGTGTTTTACAAAACATCTTTCGTCTAATACGATTGAGTCAATAACAGATTCCCCTGCTCTTTGGCCTACGTAATAAGCCATGGCATCTTTCGGGTTTTGCCCGATGATGATCTTTCTAATAAGTTCCATTTCATTTAATTTAACCAGTAATCTAAATAGCCAGGATCTCCTTTATCAGGATCGTCCTTGTGCTGTGCGTAAGCATCACTGATAGTGTTTATCATTAATTCGAGTTCATCCTCCATGGCCATGTGCATGCCTGTCATGAGTTCGTACTTCTCTGAAGCCTCATCTGTTTCGGGTATAAATACCCCTACACAATAAACGGAAAGAAAGTTTTCTCTCCCACCAAATGATTCCATTAAATCTTCGATCTCATCAAACTTGGCACGAAGAAGATGAAAGAATTGTACTCTCTCTTCGTGTGTCATTAGAACGTAATGTTTGATCCGAGATACTCAACCTTGAAGTAAGAGTTAGTCTGAACCATGTTGACATTAGCAGTATTAGTAGATGCTCTAAGTTCTAATCTTCCATCAAATCCTGCCGAGTAATAGTACAGAGCAGAAAACTCAACACAATTTAGATCACTTGCATCTAATTGTCTCTGTGTTCGAGCAAGACTGGTTGAGTTTGCGTAGTCAAATATCTGAAGATCTACAGGTATGTTTGATCCAGATAACGCTGTAAGTTCTACAACTGCACTGATTCGATAGTATCCTGGACCTGTACTGAACCCTACCGCAGTTCTTGGATCTCCAGTATTATATAATGCGAATACATCATTAGCATCCGTGCCGAACATCACAGATGATGTTGCCTGAGAAGTGCTTCCTGTTGCGCCTGAATCTCCTACGATTTCGGCAAACTGCGTCTTAGTAAGTGCTGAAGTATTAATCGTTGTGTTTTGTTGTAACCTTGCATAGATTACCTGATTTGGTTCTATATCAATATTATCTTGCACTGCCTGTGTAACGTCGCTTTGCTCGATGTACTTGTATTCACTTGCACTTTCATCCCAGATCAAATACTTATCGTCATTTGCAGGGGATGTGATTTGTGATATGTTCGCAGGATCATCGATCTCTACAGTGCTACCTGTTGCAGACAGCGGAGAGTTCGCAGTAATAGACGCTGTACCAATGGGGTTGGTGTTTAGATCTCGTGTTACTACAACTCCTGAAGTGCTCAACATAAGCGCCTTTACATCGCTCGTTGAGGTAGATGGTGTACCTGATATTTTTAATTCTCCTGTTGTCTCTACAGTGTCGGTAGATAGTTTCAGTGCGGAGTTATTTCCGGCACCGTCCTCTACGACCTGTTCTGATGCGGACACCTCAGCACTTTCGAGTTTTAACAAAAGATTATACGTGTCCTTAATTTTATTACCACTGAGTGATCCCATAATATTATTTTTGTCTTACAAAGATAAAGATATGGCTAAAAGGAAGTCAAGCCGAAAAAAATTGTTTCGTGAGTTTTCAAAGATGGATAAAACTCTAATCAAGAGTAACCACCTAAGAAACCTGACGTATCTATATGCGGACGCAAAAGAGAACTACGATATAGGTAGGGCAGAGTTGGAACTGCTATTCTTTATATATGAATCTGATCGTGACTGGGAAACAATTTTTTTCGGCTTGACTTCCTTT